GGTTCGGCGCCAGCCCTGTGTCCGTCGCCCTGTGGACGCGGCCTCGTAGTGACGGGCTAGGAGATCGGTCGCGACCCGCGCGCGCATGCGCTTCAGCCCAGCCCGCGGGGCCAGGAAGCCGATCGCTCGATCGAGCCAGGTCGTGGAGGTCATGATTCCTTGCGCTCCCGCGCCCACCGCTCCAGAACCTCGGCGTGAAACCGGCGGGACCTTTCCATCTCTTCCGTGTCGATGGCGCCCGAGCGGTCATAGGTGATGGATTTGGCGGGATGTGCTGGACAGCCGGCCTTCAGCGCGCCCAATACGCAGGCCCGCGAGCCGTCGTGATCGGGTTCGGTCTCGTGTTCGTCTCTGGCCAGCGTCCATCCGCGCCAGTCGTCCAGGCCTGGGAGCACGCCGCACGTGTCGCAGGGCGGGACCTTGCGGACGATCGCCTCTTCCCCGTGCAGCACGACGGGCGTCCCTCGGCCGAAGTCTAAGAACGCCTCGAGCGCGCGCACCTTGCATCTACGCAGCAATTCGAGATCGCCACCCATGGCCCTCACCGCAGCAGCGAGGACGGGGATCGCGAACAGGAACGCGCGGCGGTTCAAGGTCATGACTCTCCACCGGTCGTCATCCGCTTCTCCTGCCACTCGCCGCACCAGTCATCCGCTTTCGCCGTCGGCCACGCGCTCTTGATAGCGATCGCCTGACCGGCCGCCGTCTGCATGGCGAAGGAAATGACCGTCGGGGCGTGTCGCCGGCACTGCGGCTCGGAGAGAGTCCCAGGGTGGAAATAGCGACACGTCTCGCAGCGCATCAGACCCCCTTGCTCGTCGCTGCCAGGCGGCTCCGTCCGGCCCCGGTCGCCACGCTGACGTCCGCCTGCATCTGCGCGAGCGCCTGCAGCATCTCGTCCATGGACCGGAACGTGAACGTCTGGTCTCCGAACGTCATCGACTGGAGCACGGCGCCGCCGGCGATCGCGGCCTTCAAGGCATCGATGTCGCTCTGTGTCCAGCTCATCAGAATCCCCCGATAAAGGCTTGACTTCGCCGGACCATTGGTCCCATAGTGGTCCTCGCGTGCCGGACGCGCTTCGCGTCTGGCGAGACAGGAGGCCAGGCATGGCATTCGCGAAGAAGGAAAAGGTCGCAATCACCCCGCCGAAGATCCATCAGGCCAAGTTCCTCATCGTCGGCACCGCGCCGCTGGTGCAGAACAAGTTCTCTCAGCGCACCCTTGAGGGAATGGCCGCCGATCAGGCCGCAGGGCCCAGCGCGAAGAAGAAGGCGAAGCGCGAGGCGAAGGACTTCGACCGTTGTGTGCGGGAGGCCACGCACATTTCCGAGAAGGGTTGGGCCGGGATCCCGGCGAGCGCGTTCCGGGCCGGGCTCATCTCGACGTGCAGGCTGCTCGGATTCCCGATGACGTTGGCGAAGCTCAGCGTCTTCGTCGCCGCGGACGGGTACGAGAGGGACCGTTTCGGCGTGCAGCCGCTCGTCAAGATCACCAAGGGAAAGCCGGAGCGGACCGACTTCGCGGTGCGGAACGCGACCGGCGTCGCGGACATCCGGCCTCGCCCGATGTGGTCCGAGGGCTGGGAGGCTGTCGTCACCATCAAGTACGACGCGGATCAGTTCACGCTGGAAGACGTGACGAACCTGCTCGCGCGAATGGGGGAGCAGGTCGGCATCGGCGCCGGCCGTCCGGATAGCAAGGACTCGGCCGGTATGGGCTGGGGAACGTTCCGAATCGGAAAGGCCTCGTGAAATGAAACGGGCAGAGCGACGAGAACTGATCGCGGAAGAACTGGCCGCGCTCGCGAAGCGTGGCCGCCTGGATCCCAAACACATCGTGCAATGGGCCCGCGACAACCGACGCAGCGTCCTGCACTCGTGCTTCCAGTGGGACGACACGCGCGCTGCCCAGCAGTACCGGCTGTGGCAGGCCAGGGAACTGATTGTCAGCGTCGAGGCCGTGTACGAGGACGGCAAGCAGCGGCAGGTGTACGTCTCGCCGATACTCTCCCGCCGCGACGGGCGCGGGTATCGGAGGCTCGTGGACGTACTCAGCGATCGCGAGTTGCGCGACGGGTTCCTGTCTGCGGCGGTCGCGGAGCTGGAACGCACCTGCGCGAAGTACGAAGACCTGACGGAACTGGCCGGCGTCCGCGCCGCCGTTCGGCTCGTCAGGGTCGGTCGGAGGTCGGCGGCGTAGGCAAGGCAGGCAAGGCTGGGCGTGGGCCGGTTTGGATTGGTCAGGTCCGGTGGGGCAAGGCAGGCGGAGCACGGTGGAGCACGGCGAGGCTGGGCGCTGCACGGCGGAGTGCGGAGCGGCGAGGGCTGGCACGGACCAGGCGAGGCAGGCGAGGCTTCGCATGGCTCGGCGGAGTGCGGCAAGGCGAGGCGAGGCGGGGTGTGGCGTGGTACGGCAGGCGTGGTAAGGCGGAGCCGAGCGCGGCGAGGTCTGGCCGGGCCAAGCGCGGCGTGGTGAGGTATGGCAAGGCAGGCATGGACCGTCACGAACTGAAAGCACACCGGGAACGACTTGGGCTGTCGCTGGCCGAGGCGGCAGCCCAAGTCCACGTTTCCCCGCGCACCTGGGCGCGCTGGGAGGACGGCACCCGGCACGTCCCTGAATCCGTCGTTCATCTCTTCTGCGTCCTCAACAAGATCACGTACCGCTGATCGAGCCCGGCGTCACCACCGGCGGCGCCGCTTCCGGGGCGAGATACGTGGTTACGGTGCCGTCATCGGTCGCGCCGCTGATGTACTCGGCGACCGGCTTCCCGCCCTTCGTCACGTGCACGACCAACCTCTGACCGGCTTCGATGCTGACGTGCTTCGGCTTCAGCGCCGAGGCCGCCCTCTTCTTGCGGGCCGTCTTCGTCTTCGGCATATCACTCTCCTTTGCTGAGGCGTCCAGCCAGTTCGCGCGCGTGAGCCTCAAGATGTGGATTCGAGAAGGAGCGCGCCCCGTCGTGGCTCTCGACATGGTCCTGCATGATCTTCTCGACCGTGCCTGACGTGACCTCGTCCCTCATCAGCACGTAGAGGAACGCCACGAGGCGATCGCTCATCCCCTATGTGCCCGGGGTCTGGTTGTCCGGCTCGGACGGCGTCGCCGGCTGCACCGGCGGAGGGACCGGCTCCGTCTTCTCGACCGGAGATGGCGAGCGCCGCGGCGGCCTCGTCTTCTTCGGCGCTGCCTTCTTCGCGGCCGACCGCTTGCCCTTGTCCTTGCTCAGCTTCTTTGCCATGTCATCCTCCTCATCGCAGCCAACCTCCACGCCGCGGCCCGAGCCATCGCTCACGCGTCGGCTTCGGTGCCGGCTTCGGTTCATCCGGATTCGCCAGTCGCTGTGCGAGCAGGTCCAGATCCGGGTGCAGCAGCCTCAGCGCCGCGAGGGCCAGGACCACGCAGTCGAGCGCCTCGTTCCTCGGTCGCGTCTTCTTCCATATCTGAGACGGCACGCCGCGAGAGAACCGCGTGACCAGCCGCTCGCTCGTGAGCTGCGCCGCCAGCTCCTCGTCGGACCAGTCCACGTGCGGCATGTGCAGGTATCCGGGCCCCCGTTCCGTCAGGGCCATGCGCGAGACGAGCAGCGCCTTCGCCGCATCAACGCCGATCGTGTAGAGCGGCACCGGCCGCTTCTCTCTGCCCCACTTCCGCGGAGACGGGGACGACACGATCGGACGCTGCCCGTCCCGCCCGATGGTGGCGAACACGCGCCGCGCCGCCTTCTGCTCGGCATACGTGTAGACCAGCGTCGTGCGATGGCCGGCGGAGTCGATGCACGTGGCCTGCACCGGAATCCTCTGGCCGGTGGCGTGCTTGTACTGGTGATCGAGGACCTCCGTGAGGAACGCCCACGGCTCCGGCTGCGACGTGTCCCCCGGTAGCGTCTGACGATCGACGAGCCACCACTCCTCGCCAGGCCCCCAGCCGACCACGATGATCTCGAGCCGGTCGTCCTGCACGTCGACGCCCATGGTCAGGCAGCACGCGCCCGCCGGCACGTCTACGTCGCCGTACTCCTCGCGCCGCATCAGAAGCACGTGAGGCTCGACTCCGTCCCCCGCATCCGGCTCGACCGGCTCTCCGAGCGTCGTGTTCTGCCAGGTGTGCATTTCGGCCTGATCCCCGGCCTTCTGCGCTGCCCGGGCACGTAGGAATCCCGACACGATCTCGGACAGGGAAGAAAACGGCGAGTACGCCTCCCACAGGTGGAAGGACACGATCGCCCGGTCGCGCGTCTCATCGCCCTCCGCCGGCGCCGTCGGACGCCACTCCCCGCTCGAGAGGACCGCGACCCGCTCCGCATCGCCCATCGCATGACCACAGCCCGACTCCGGGCAGTGGATCCGCGCCGTAGCCGGGTTGTCGTCGTGCCACTGGACGTTCTGCCACTCGTACGGGTTCATCGCCCCGCACGCGGGACAGGGCACGAAATACCGTCGCTGGTCCCCGCGATGGAACCAGACATCGATGGACGCGCCGCGCAGGGTGGGCGAGGAGTACATGGCGATCCGCCGACGCCGCCCGTAGGCCGCCGTGCGCTTGAACGCGATCGCGAGCGTCGCACCCTCACCGGGAAGCTCGGCCGGGTAGCGATCGATCTCGTCGAGCACGAGCACGCGCCGGGAACGCGCGGCCAGCGAAGCCGCAGAGTTCGCCCCGCCGATGGCCAGGTCCCCACCGCGGAACGTCTTCGACAGCGTCGTGTTGCTCGCGTCCTTCGCTCGCTTCTTCGACACGCAGTCGCGC